ATGAACGAAGCTTTCCTTGAGCGTTTTCCAATCACCTTTGAGCAGCCTTATCCTTCGATGGCTACTGAGAAAAAGATTCTCATGAACCTGATGAATTCTTTTGAGGTTGTTGATGAGGAGTTTGTGGACAAACTGATTGTCTGGGCAGACACCATTCGTAAGACCTTCTATGATGGTGGCGTAGACGAAATTATCACTACTCGTCGTCTTGTTCACATCATTCAGTCATTTGCTATCTTCAAGAATCGCAAGAAAGCAATCAATGTATGTATCAATCGTTTTGATGATGACACCAAGAGTTCTTTCCTAGATCTCTACAAGAACATTGATGCTTCTGCACTAGATGCTACTGAAGAAGCTACCCCAGAAACTACCGAAGAGGTACTTGACACCGCTGCCTGATTGCGGTATACTAAGGGGAGTTCCTCTCCCCATTTTTTATTTGGAGACTTAATTATGCAATGGAAGTACAACGAGGAAAAGATCCTCAAAGATATTGAAGAGTATGTAGTCAGCACCTATCATGGTCACTATTGCGGTGATGAAGATGGCTACAATGACATTCAGACAATTGATCTGATGGCAGCCAAAGGTCTTGCTGCTCCCTTCTGCCAAGCAAACATTCTCAAGTATGGCAGCCGGTATGGAGACAAGGATGGTCTTAACAAGCGAGATCTACTCAAAGTGATTCACTACGCTATGCTACTACTTCACTTTGACGGTCATTATTCTCGCACACAAAACGGTCTTCAGGAATTTAAATGAGTATGAAAATCTCTAATGAAACTTTGAATGTTCTTAAGAACTTCTCCACTATCAATTCTTCTTTAGTAGTAAAAGCTGGTAGTGTAATTCGTACAGTATCCCCAGTCAAAAACATTCTAGCTGAGTATGTATGTAAAGAGGTGTTTGAACAAGACTTTGCTCTATATGATTTGAATGAATTTCTAGGAGGTTTGTATCTGTTCAAAGATGCTGAATTTGTATTCGATAATTCTAGCCATCTAACTATTAAAAGTGGTCGTTCTAAAGTAAAATATTTTTTCTCTGATCCTAGTTTGATTACTAGTCCTTCAGACAAGCAAATTCCTATGGATGGGGAGAATGTTGAGTTTGAGCTGGGTGAAGAAGTTCTATCATCACTCCTGAAAGCAGCAAATGTTTATCAGCTCAAGGACTTGTCATTGATTAGTGAGGATGGAGAGATCAATCTCGTGGTTCGTAACAAAGACAATGATACATCCAACAGCTATTCAGCTAAAGTAGGTGAGACGGACAAGGAGTTTGCTTTTAACTTTAAGATTGAAAACATTAAGATTATTCCTGATGTATACAAAGTTCTAGTTTCACCACGTAATATTTCTCAATTTATCAGTACTAAGTATAACTTGCAATATTGGATTGCACTTGAACCTGATTCCACTTTTGGAGGTTGATTGAATGATTGGTAATGATTTCTTGTGGGTTGAGCAGTATCGACCACAGAAAGTATGTGATTGTATTCTTCCAAAAGATATTAAGAATACTTTTCAAAATTTCGTAGAGCGGGGAGAAATCCCCAATCTACTTCTATGTGGTCCGCCAGGAATTGGAAAAACCACAATTGCTAAAGCATTATGTAATGAACTCGGAGTAGATTATTATGTCATCAACGGATCTGATGAAGGACGATTTCTGGACACGGTACGGAACCAGGCAAAGAACTTTGCTTCGACCCTATCACTTCAAGCAACTGGTAAACACAAAGTCATCATCATTGATGAGGCAGATAACACAACCAACGATGTTCAACTCCTTCTACGGGCTAATATTGAGACGTTTCATAACAACTGCCGATTCATCTTCACCTGCAATTACAGGAATAAGATCATCGAGCCGCTCCAATCTCGATGTGCAGCATTTGATTTCAACATTTCAGGAAAAGAAAAGCAGAAAATCGCAGCACAGTTCTTCCAGCGTGTCCGGGTTGTACTTGAGGAGCAAAATGTCGAATATGATCCAAAGGTTGTTGCAGAGGTAATTCATAAGTTCTTGCCAGATTGGCGTAGGGTATTGAATGAACTTCAGAAATATTCTTCTGGAGGTGTTATTGATACTGGCATCCTAGCATCTGTATCAGACATAAATTTGAAAAATCTTGTTCAATCCATGAAAGAAAAGAACTTTGCCAATGTTCGTAAGTGGGTTGTTGAGAATTTGGATAATGATGTAAATGCAATTATTCGTAAAATTTACAATGAAATGTACAAATCATTAGAACCCCAATCAATACCACAGGCTGTATTGATTTTTGCTAAATACCAATACCAAGCTGCCTTTGTTGCAGATCAAGAGATTAATACTCTGGCTTGCTTTACTGAACTGATGTGTGATTGTAAATTCAAATGAACGTAAAACTTATTCGCATGTCCTCTGGTGAGGACCTAATTGCTAATGTAATCAAAGAAACCTTTGATGTAATTGTTGTCGAGAATGCAATTGTTGGAGTTCCTACCGGACAAGGAACACTTGGATTTGCTCCATGGTCTCCAATGATTAGTAAAGCACAAACCGAAATTGCAGTAGATAGAAAGTTTGTGGTATATATTGCTGAAGCTGATGAAGGTATTGTAAGTCAGTACACTCAAATGTATAGTAATATTATTACTCCAGATAAAAAAATTATTGTATGAAATTGTTATTTTGTGTAATTTGTGGAACTAATAAAGATTTACAACATCATCATATTGTTCCACTAGCTGCTGGTGGTGAAGATCACCAGCATAATATAATTACGTTATGTTGCGATCATCATAATTGGATTCATGGAATTCGTAGGACTAGATCCATGCCATTTTCTGAATTGGTTAAATTAGGTCAACAGAAAGCTGGTAATTATGGGGGTAGACCTGGATATCCTGAACATATTGTTGATGAAATTATTTACTTGTGGAAGAATGGACATTCATATAGGCAGATTAAATCTATAGTTGGATGTTCTCTTGCTACGGCTCAAAAATATATTAAAGAATACAAACAAACATTAAATTATGCATGACTTGAAAGATTATTTAAACTCCATCAATATTTCAAAGGAAAATTTGATGGATTCTAATCCAGAATGTGAGAGTCAATATCCTCCATACGTTGTCAATCGCTGCTATTCTGGATTCATGGATACTATACTCCTTGCAAATGAGATGAACTTAAATTCTCATATTGACAAGAAGTTACAATATGATTTTTATATAAATATTATCAGACCAAAGAAACGTTTCTCTCCTTGGCTAAAGAAAGAGAAATTGGATTCTCTGGATTGTATAAAACAATATTATGGTTATAGTGATGAAAAAGCTAAAGTTGCTTTAAAGCTATTAACACAACAACAACTTGAATTTATAAAAGCTAAATTGAATCGTGGAGGAAAACATGAACGCTGATAGTGAAGTGAGTTGGTCACCAGAACAAATGGTTGAAGTAACTCTGAACGAACCAGACGACTTTCTAAAAGTCAGAGAAACTCTAACTCGTATTGGAGTTGCATCAAGAAAAGAAAAAAAACTATATCAATCTTGCCATATACTGCACAAGCAAGGTAGATATTATATTGTCCATTTCAAAGAGTTATTTGCTCTTGATGGTAAACGAGCTAATCTATTTTTAAATGACGTACAACGTAAAAATAGAATTGCTCAGTTGCTACAGGATTGGGGTTTAGTTAAAATTGTAAACGCTGATCAGGTTGCAGATTCGGCACCACTGAGTCAAATTAAGGTTCTTTCTTTTAAGGATAAACCTGAGTGGACTCTAGAATCCAAATATAATATTGGAAAAAAGAAACAAGCAGAATAACAGGAAAGGGGGCATTTAGCCCCCTTTTTTATTATTTCATTGCCATGGCAAGTTGTGCTTGCTTGAGTCTTTCTTCTTTTTCAATTTGCTGACGAATAACTGTCAACCAATTTGATGCGATTTGATTTTTACGAGTTTCGGTGTCGTAATGAGCACCACGATAAGTTGCTTGTGACATTAGGTTTCTCCTTAGTTTTTTAGGTTAAAGAGCGTTCCTTCAGTCGGCTTTTGCGTCGGTTTCCCGATGAACGATCCGTTCCGAGTCGGCTTACTTCCGTCCACATAAGTGGATGAACGATAACTTTATTTATCGGATCAACACTGTAACATTTGATACAATTTAATCTCTTTGTCTCCAATCGTCTGGTTTATCTCCAGTAAAGAAGTCTACAATATCATCTATTGAATCGAATCCATCAACTCCTTTTCGTTCATGGCCAATTCCACCAATATCAAGTTGATTTAAAAAATCATCCATATCTCCTTCTTGCATATTAGGATTTTCTGCTTTTCTTCTTGCTTGTCTGAGCATAGTTCCTGCAGTTCTATTTGCGTTGGCAAGTTTTTCTGCCCAGATCATATCTGATAATTCCACAGATTCTCCACTTACAATTTTTTGACAAATTGATTGAAGTCTCAGACGATATTGTGTAGAGAGCATAGTAATTGATGCATATGTATTGATATTTATTTTCGGAAATCCGAACTTGAAAAATTTATCATCACATATATATAATTGTGAAGAGATGCCTTCGGGGTCTCTAGTAAAACTCTCGCTTAATAAGGAGATTCAAAAAATGAAATTTGCCACTCAATCACTAGACTCATTTTGGAACGATTACGCTCCACTCGCTGTAGGTCTGGATGAAATGTTTAACAGATTAGATGCAATGCATCATTCAGTTAATGTTAACTATCCTCCCTACAACATCGTCAAACATGACAACAGTAACTACACAATTGAAGTCGCTCTTTCGGGATTTAAACCAGAAGAGATTGAAGTCTTTACAGAACAAAACGTTCTCACAATTGCCAGCAAAGTTGAGGAACGAGATACTTCAAGACAGTATGTACACAAAGGGTTATCCAAGCGTTCATTCACCCGTAAGATTCAACTCTCAGATGAACATCGAGTATCCTCTGTAGGGTTTGAGCATGGACTACTAACTGTAGATATTGAAAGAATCATTCCAGAACATCAGAAGAAAACTACATGGAATATTCCTGGAGTAAAAACAGAGCCACAACTTTTAACAGAAGATTGAAATAAATAGAATTGGGAAATCCCCAAATATCGTCGGCACAGACCCACCCTGGCAACTTTCAGGGATTGGGTCTTTTTCCTTGACAAGCGAGCCTGAGTATGCTACCATACATAGAGATGTTCCGATGGAGCCCACCATGAATATTAAAATGATTCAGCTAATCAACAATGATTACATTATTTGTGAATATGACGAGTTGGATGAAGAACCTTCTCTGCATATGAAAAATCCATATAAAGTTGATCCATTGACTTATTGGGATTATAATGATGAAGACAAACATTTTCCCCCAGATAATGCAGTATTTTTGAAAACAACCGAAGAAAAAAATATTAAAGACGGCAAGGAAATTACCGTTGTCCAGACAGATTACGCTCAGTTAGATAGATATCCATCGTTTACTGATGATGTAGACATTCTTCTCAATTCTGATAAGATTATGACTATCATTGAACCAAAACCTGAAATTCTAAATCTTTACACTCAACTAATTTCTAAATGAGGTTTTACACCAACGTACAACTCATCCGTGATATAGTTCACTATCGTGGATACAACAATGGAGTTCAGGAAATATTTCAGGAAAAGTTTTCTCCCACTCTATTTGTTCCATCTAAAAAGAATAGTAAGTATACAACACTAGATGGGGAATGTGTGAGTCCTATCAAATTTGATAAGACTAATGATGCAAAAGACTTTCTCAAAAAATATGAAGGAGTAGATAACTTTGTTGTCTACGGTTATGAGAGGTTCTTGTATCAATACATTGCAGATCAGTTTCCTGAAGAAGAGATCAAGTTTGATATTTCTTCGATGAAGATTGTTTCTCTAGACATTGAGGTTGCATGTGAAAACGGATTTCCTAATGTGGAAGCTGCTGCAGAAGAAATGCTTTGTATTACAATTAAAGATATTAATACAAAGCAACTGATTGTGTGGGGTGTTCGTGAATATGAAAACACTCGTTCAGATGTAGAATATCGAGTATTCTGGACTGAGCAAGAAATGCTTCAAGACTTCCTAAATTGGTGGGTTCATAACACTCCTGATGTTGTAACTGGATGGAACGTATATCTTTACGATATTCCATACATCATGCGTAGGCTAGATAAAGTTCTATCTACAAAACATATGAAGTCTATTTCTCCCTGGACTGTAGTGACCAACAGAGAAGTAGTAATCATGGGAAGACCACACATCATCTATGAAATTGCAGGTCTATCTGTTTTAGACTATCTTGATCTTTATAAGAAGTTTACTTATACTAATCAGGAATCATATCGTCTAGATCACATTGCGTTTGTTGAGCTAGGAGAGAAAAAACTAGATCACTCCGAGTTTGAAAACTTTAAAGACTTCTACACTAAAGATTGGCAGAAGTTTATTGATTATAACATTCGTGACGTAGAACTTGTTGATCGTCTAGATGACAAGATGAAACTGATTGAACTGGCAATCACCATGGCATATGACGCAAAGGAAAACTTTGAAGATGTATATTCTCAGGTAAAGACTTGGGACAATATCATCTTCAATTATCTAAAGCGTAAGCATATTGTAGTTCCTCCAAAAGTCAATCAGAAGAAAGATTATGCATATGAAGGTGCATATGTAAAAGATCCTATTCTAGGTAAACATGATTGGGTAGTCTCATTTGACTTGAACTCACTGTATCCTCACCTTATCATGCAGTATAACATTTCTCCAGAAACTCTTTTGCAGGAGAGATTCCCAAACATTAATGTAGATAAACTTCTTCATAAACAGGCTGATACCAGTTCACTAGAATGTTCTACGGTATGTGCCAACGGAGCAATGTTTGATACTCATGAGCAAGGGTTTCTTCCCAAACTGATGGAGAAGATCTATGAAGATCGAACCATCTATAAAAAGAAGATGCTTGCTGCTAAACAGCAATATGAAAAAACTCCAACAATCGAGTTGAAGAAAGAGATTGCCCGTTGTAATAACATTCAGATGGCACGTAAAATTCAACTCAACTCTGCATATGGTGCTATTGGAAATGAATACTTCAGGTATTTTCTAATCACTAATGCAGAAGCGATTACTCTTTCTGGACAGCTTTCAATTCGCTGGATTGAAAATAAGATGAATGCGTATCTAAATAAAATTCTCAAGACAGATAATGAAGATTATGTTATTGCTTCAGATACTGATTCCATCTATCTCAATATGGGTCCTTTGGTCTCTCATATATTCAAAGGAAGAGAAACGACTACTGAAAAAATTGTCAATTTCATTGATAAGATCTGTACGGTGGAACTTGAGCCTTATATTGAAAGTTCTTACCAAGAACTGGCGGATTATGTAAATGCATATTCCCAGAAGATGAAGATGAAACGTGAGAACATTGCAGACAAAGGAATCTGGACTGCAAAGAAACGTTACATTCTCAACGTATGGGACTCAGAGGGTGTAAGATACGAGAAGCCCAAGATGAAAATCATGGGTCTTGAAACTGCACGATCCTCCACTCCATCATACTTTAGAGACAAATTGACTAAGGCATTTGAAATCATTCTGATGAAGGATAATGATGTTCTGATTGATTTCATCAATAAGGTTAAGATGGAAACTAGAAAACAAGATATTGTAGATATATCATTCCCTCGTAGTTTGAACAACCTCAACAAATACAAGGGATCATCTACACTGTATGAGAAGAGAACTCCTATTCAAGTTAGAGGAGCAATTTTATACAACCATCTCGTTAAAAAATTAAAGATTGCCAATAAGTATCCATACATTCAGGAAGGAGAAAAGATCAAGTTTGTATACTTGAAAACTCCTAACCCAATCCAAGAAAATGTGATATCATATTTTCAAACACTGCCTTCAGAGTTTAATGTGCATAAGTATATTGACTTTGATATGCAGTTTTCCAAGAGCTTTCTAGAACCACTCATTTCTGTGCTAAATTCTATTGGCTGGGTTTCCGAAAGACGAGGAACACTAGAAGCATTTTTGTAAATTATTATTAGGAGTTAATCATGAGTTTCTTAAATAGTGTTATCAAAGAGTTAGATAACGAGTATGCAGGAATCGTCGAGGATGGAGTCGCCGCAGGAGATTGTGGGGGCTTTGTTGACACTGGGAGTTATATCTTTAATGCTCTCCTTAGTGGCAGTATTTTTGGGGGGCTACCTAACAACAAGATTACAGCTCTCGCTGGTGAGTCATCTACTGGAAAAACTTTCTTTGCTCTCTCAATCGTTAAATTCTTCCTTCAACAAAATCCTACTGGAGAAGTAATTTATTTTGAAACTGAATCTGCAATTACCAAGGATATGATGACCAGTCGTGGTATTGATGCCAAGCGTGTTGGTCTAGTTCCAGTGTCTACAGTTCAGGAATTTCGTACTCAATCAATCAAGGTTGTTGATGAGTACATGAAACTTAAAAAGGATGAGCGCCCACCCCTGATGTTTGTGCTAGACTCTCTGGGGATGCTTGCAACCACCAAGGAGATCGAGGATGCCTCTGCAGGCAAGGAGACCAGGGACATGACCCGTTCTCAGGTCATCAAGTCCGTGTTCCGAATCCTGTCCCTTAAACTGGGCACTGCAGGCATTCCTATGATTGTTACGAATCACACCTATGATGTTATTGGATCCTATATGCCAACCAAAGAAATGGGTGGTGGATCTGGTCTTAAGTATGCTGCGTCTACAATCATCTACCTATCCAAATCAAAGGAGAAAGATGGAACAGAAGTAGTAGGTAACATTATCAAATGTAAGGCATTTAAGTCTAGGTTCACGAAAGAAAATTCACTGATTGAGACTAGGTTATTCTATGATGAACGTGGACTTGACAAGTACTATGGATTATTGGAACTGGGTGAGAAGTACGGAGTTTTCGTTAAGTCTGGTGGACGTTATGAAATTGATGGTGGTAAGCATTATGCTAAACAAATTCTTTCAGATCCTGAAAGGTTCTTCACCCCCCAAGTGATGGAAGCACTTGACGAGTGTGCTAAAAAGGAGTATAGTTATGGTGCGGTGGAAACATTTGATGGAGAAAGTGATTGATGGATAGTATTGAATCTAAAATTCTATCAAACTTAATTTATGATGAAAAGTACACACGAAAGGTAATTCCTTTCATTAAAGAAACATACTTTGAATCTCTTGTAGACAAAATTGTATTTCAGGAGATTCATAATTATGTTGCCAAGTATGATGCAGTGCCCTCTAAGGCAGTTTTAAAAATTGAAATTGAAAACCGTAAGGACATTTCTGATGATGCATTCCAAAAATCAATTAGCCTAGTTACTGAATTAAAGGAAGAAAAGTTTGATGAACAATGGTTACTAGATACTACCGAAAAATGGTGCAAGGATAGAGCCATTTATTTGGCTCTTCTAGACTCAGTTAAAATTGCAGATGGAAAGGATAAGACACGAAGTAAAGATTCTATTCCTTCGATCCTTTCCGACGCACTTTCCGTTTCTTTTGATGACCACATTGGTCATGACTATATTTCAGACTCTGATTCTCGATATGATTTCTACCACAAAAAAGAAGACAAAATCCCGTTTGATCTCGATCTATTCAACAAAATTACCAAAGGTGGTCTCCCTAACAAGACTCTCAATATCGCTCTTGCTGGTACGGGTGTCGGCAAAAGTTTATTCATGTGCCACATGGCTAGCTCCATCCTCCTGCAGGGGAGCAATGTTCTCTACATTACACTTGAAATGGCAGAGGAAAGGATTGCTGAAAGAATTGATGCAAATCTCTTGAATGTCAATATTCAAGATATTACTAATTTGCCAAAGAGTACTTATGAGAGTAAGTTATTTAAGTTGTCTGAAAAGACACGAGGTAAATTAATCATTAAAGAATATCCGACTGCATCTGCACACGTAGGACATTTTAAGTCACTTCTAAATGATCTTGCTCTGAAGAAAGGATTTAGGCCAGATATTATTTTTATTGATTATCTAAACATCTGTGCTTCATCTAGGTATAAAGGTTCACTTGTAAATTCATATACCTATGTCAAAGCAATTGCAGAAGAACTTCGTGGACTTGCTGTAGAATGTAATGTTCCAATTGTATCTGCAACACAAACGACTCGTCAAGGTTATGGTAACTCTGATGTAGAACTTACTGATACATCTGAAAGTTTTGGTCTTCCTGCTACTGCAGACTTTATGTTTGCACTCATCAGTACGGAAGAGCTTGAAAACCTTAATCAAATCATGATTAAGCAGCTCAAGAATCGTTATAATGACCCCACGACCCACAAGAGATTCGTCGTGGGTATTGACAGAGCCAAGATGAAGCTGTATAATGTTGAGGACAGTGCTCAGAAGACCCTGATCAACTCAGGTCAAGATGATGAGCATGATTCCAAGTTTAAAAAATCACAACGCACATTTGAAGGATTCAAAGTATGACAAAGAAACTAATTAGCCTAGACGCATATCAAGAGTTTGTAGGTGATACTACTAGTCTTGCATCTAGCAACCCAGAAGAGTTCGTTGCTAGGGTTAATGAACTTGAACGCAAGATGCCTGAAGACAACGTAAACGCTGTTGGTGTTGACTTGAACCGACTTCTAACTGCTGCAATTGGTCTAACTGCAGAAGGTGGTGAATTTGCTGAAGTGGTCAAGAAGATTGCTTTCCAAGGTAAACCATACAATGAGCAGTCTCGTATTCACATGATCAAAGAAATGGGTGATGTAATGTGGTATATTGCTCAAGGTTGTATTGCTCTCGGTACTAGTATTGAGGAAGTTTTAGAAACCAACGTAGAAAAACTAACTGCACGGTATCCAGAAGGTGTATTCCGGGTATTCCATTCTGAAAATCGCAAAGAAGGAGATATCTGATAATGTTTGCTGTTGTAACAGGTTATGAGCTGTTTGTGTTACATCAAGGAAGTAAAGAAATAAAAAAATACATTTCGGGAATGCGGGAGCATTCCCCTGAGCTTACATCTCAAGATAGAATTGCTTTGACTAGATATTTAGATGCAGCCGATAGATTTTTAGTGAAATCTGCAAAATTTATTGATATATTAGTATCTAGTAATAAGTTATTATTTTTTAATTTATTTGTGGGATTCGTAACAAAATATCCAAAAACAAAACAGAATTTAGCTAACCCAGACGAGTTAATTATGTCGTTGTTAAATTTTTATGTTACAACTTCTAAGAAAAATAAAAAATACAAAGTAGACAAAGATCCAAACTTAAAATTTATACGAGATAATTCATCTAACATATATGATGCACTTGTACTCATAACAAATCTCGATAGGTCAAGAGGTATACTATATCGGCATTTTAACACACCTAAATAATAGATGTAGAACTTTTGTTTTTGATGAAAACTTTTAGACAATTTATAACAGAAGCCAGAACTCCTGCGGGCAAAGAGGCAGAGAAAAAAGGTCTTACCCATCTGGGTAAAGGGTATTACTCAAATGCCAAAGGAGAAATTGTCGCTAAAAGTGAAGGCGGCGGACAAAAATTAGTTTCTATATCTAAGTCAGATAAAAAAAAGCTAAAAGATGGTACTCCACTTATGGGTCCATCTTCACAAGCTGATGCTCAAAATGTCCCTCAGCCGCCTGCCACAAATCAAACCACTGCAGATCAACCTCCAGAAGAAATTCAACCTGGAGATGGTCCTGCAGTGGTTATTACTTTTGGTAGATTTAATCCTCCTTCACTTGGACATGAAAATCTCATAAATGCAGTTCAGGAACAAGCGGAAGAGCTAGAAGCTGAGTATAGAATTTATCCAAGTAGGACTTCTGATAGTAAGCAGAATCCATTAGATTTCAAATCAAAGTATAACATTCTCCAACATATATTCCCGGATCATGCTGAAAGTATTGTAAATGATCCAGAAAATGGAGATAACATTTATGATATTTTGACATCATTGCACGACGAAGGTTATCATCATGTAGTAATTATGTGTGGAGATGAGAATGTTCAAAAGTATGAAAAAATCGCACAAAAATACAATGGAACTGTATATGACTTTTATGGAGTAGAAGTAGTTGGTGCTGGAATGTCTGATCCAGATACGGATAAAACTGAAGGAATTACTAGCTCAATGATGCGTAAAGCAGCACTTGAAAATGATTACGAAACCTTCAAGCAAGGACTTCCTGGCAATGTTAGCAAAAAAGAGTGCCGTGCAATCTATTCACAAGTTCGTAAGTCTATGAGTCTCAAAGAAGATTTATGGAAAATATCTCCATCATTAGATATTGAAAATCTCCGAGAGCAATATTATCAAGGAAATATTTACAACTTAGGTGAAACAGTAATTGATTCTATTACTGGTATCTCTGGAAAAATTGTTACCAGAGGTTCTAATTATGTTATCTTTGTGGACGAACAAAAGAAAATTCACCGAACCTGGGTCAAAGATTTAAGTTATCACCCAGGACCATTAGAAATTGGTACGGATGATTATCGTGAATATCTACAACGAATGCATCCCACTGAACCAGTTAAGTCATTTACTAAAGGTAGACGAAAAGATAAATAATAATAAATAGAACTCATTTCAAAGAAAGAATATGGATTTATCTATTGTATCTCAATTCATGTCTCTTACACCGGACATGATGTACAAAGCAACAAAGATGGTTGAGTCTGCTTCTGCATACTTTCCGGGTGATGTGACTTCTCAAGAAGATTATCTAAGAGAAAATCTAATTGATCAAACTCTTGAGTATGCTCTAACTCTTCTAGAAGACAAGAAAGTTAGAGATTACATGGGTGTTAATGTGTACACCAATGGAAAAACATTTAGTGCTCCGACCCTAGCTCTTTATAATGTGGCTTCAATGCCAGAAATGAAGCAAAGAATCCAAGCAAAATTAAATGCTAAGAGTGGAGTTCGCAAGGAAGAAACTGAATTAGTTCAAGAGAAAAAAAGACCTAAACTAAAAGGTCGTAAGTTTAAGGGTAAGAATCCTTGGTGGAATTCTGATGGTGATGATACTCCATACGAGCCAGGTGATGATGTTAGAAAGACCAGAAAGGAAGCAGTAGATTATGTTGCTGAGCTTTGGAGAAATAGACAACTTCAAGAAGATGAAACTGTATATGAGGCAATGCGTCCCGGTCCCCGTCAAAGAAAACTGGCGGGTAAGCAGTATCAGACATATGGAGTAACTACAAGAGATAGAGCAAATGCTCATAATATTGCAGTTCGTGGTGATGGTCCTGGAACACCTGGGTATGAGAAGAAATCCACTGGCGGTAAAGGCCCAAGATATGCTGGGTATGGTGATCAGGGGGCGGGAAACAAAGCACGCCGTCGTTCTGGTTTAGAGCCACTCAGAGGCACCAGAGATCCTAGAAATGAAGAGTATGAATTGAATGAAATGCCATATCAAATTTATGGCCCAGCAAAACATGGTCCAAGTGATGGAGAGCCAGTTAAAATTGGCAAACCATATAAAAATAAAAAAAGAGCTAAATCTAGAGCAGATAGATTAGATCAAGAAATTGGTGGATATCGTCACAGCGTACACTACACTCCTGAAGAGTTTGCTGCTGAAGCAAAAAACAAAGAGGGTAAAGAGCAAGGTCTTGATGGTAAAGCTTGCTGGAAAGGATATAAAAAAGCTGGCACTAAAATGAAAGGTGGTAGAGTTGTAGACAATTGTGTGAAAATGGAAGATGTTGCAGAAATTGCAACAGCATATTTTATGAATGAGGGACTCAATGAGTATGGTATTGATTTTCTAATCGAAGATATGGGCATTGATGATTTCTGTGATTTTGTTGACGAGATTTCATCTGAAGAGTTTCTTGTTGAATGGCGAAGAGGTGCAGGTGGAACTAAGGTTCGTGGGTCTGGAATGTCCAAGTCTGGCAAGTCAATTGGTTCACTGAAAGGTGGTGCTAAATCTGCAGCAATCCGTGCTTCTGCTGAGCATAAGTCAAGAAAAGCTGCAAGAGATGCCGAGTCATCAAAATCATCTGGAATGACTTCTGCTTTGAAGAGTCAATCAAAAATTGCAATGGCTAAAAAATCTCAGCCAGCAACTAAGTCAACCCCAACACAAACTAAAGAAAAAGCAAAGGGCGGTATCCTTGGAGCACTTAAAGCAAGAGCAGAAAGGGACTTTAAATCAGTTCAGCAATCAGTAAACACAGCAAGACAAGTAGGAGCAAGACGTGCTGCAGAAGTTAAAGCAACTTATGACGCTGTTAGGGCAAAAGGTAAAGAAGCAGAGCAATCCGCAGCTGCAACTAGGGCAAGAAGAAAGGCAACTGTTGCAGCTGGTAGAGCAGCTCAAAGTGCAGGTAGAACTGCAGTCAAAGCTGCGGGAGCTGCTGGAGCGGCTGCAGGAGAAGCAGTAAAGGCTAGAAAAGCTGGCAAGTCTGCTGCTGCAACTGCAGGTAGAGCTGTCGGAACTTTTGTTAAAAAGATGAGAAAGGAAGAGAAAGAACTTCTAACTCACTATTTCATTGAATCTGAAATTGCGTTTAACTATGATGAAGTTCAGGAAATTTTTGAATCACTCGATCAAGAGCATTTTGATTATTTCATTGAGCAAGCAATGCTAATGGTAGAAGAGTCTGGTCCATCAGCTCGTGAAATCATTGAAGAAAAATTGCAAAATTCATTTGACATTGAAAGATTTACTTTTGCAGATTGGAGGCAGTTAACCGAAAAAAAGTCTAGTGATGATGATGCAACTGGAAAATTTGTTAGTCTAACTCAAACTAACAGAACAGATAACACTCCAGATGTGAAAGGTAAAAGAAAGGATGGTGTAATCATCAATCCTCAGGTTGATATGAGACGTGAAGAAGTTGAGAACATTGATGAGAAGGCACCTCCAGGCAAAAAATATGAAAGAATGGTGAAGCATATTAAGGATACGTATAAATCAGGTGGTCTGACTAAAAAAGAAAAAGGCATTGCATATGCAACCGCATGGAAAAAATATAATGAAGAAGTTGAAGTAATTGATGAAAGAAGGAGAGAAGACAAGGGAACTCCAAGACCACCTGAACCAAGTGCTGCATTTAAATTAGTTTCCAAATCAATGGGAGCTGCAAGAGCAGGTGTTCAGCCAAGAGGACAAAAGAAAACTCCTGGTAAAAAGCCACCTGCAGCTGGTGAGTATGGCGGTCCTAAGTCTCCCGCACAAAAAGTAGCTGCACGTCGTGCTGCTGCCCAAAGAGCACAAGATATGATGTCTTCAAGATTCGACTAAAATAAATAGAAGTGAATCCTTTTCGGAGAAAAATCATGGGAGTATTAGTAGAAGTAGTAAAACCACTACTACTTGCAGCAATGAATTCTTGTCATACTAAGCGTCTTGTAGTTGAACTACTTGATCGCTATGTGAATACCACTGATAATGATATTGATAATGTAATCGCAGCAACTGTACGAACTGCACTTCTAAAGAATTGTAAGTGATTGAATGTTTGCTGTTGAACTGGGGGGTTGAGTTAATTTTAATTTTACTCCTCAGTTTTTCTGAATATCTTGGCAAAACAAAACGATTCAAAGAAAATAATATAATAGATTTTACTAAAAACACTATAAAGCGTATGCTGGGGAGGTAACTCCCCATTTTTTATAAATATTAATAGAATAAAAATTCAAGAGGGGTTTAAATGTCTCTATACGGAAGAACTGATTCTAACGCAAATAAGACTAAAGTTGAAAGAACTATTGCTGCTTCAGCACAAGCAAAAACAATTGTTTTCGTTGATGAAACTGAAGCACAGCTAAACGAAAACCGTACCCGTGGTATTGATGGTCCTGGTTGGTGGTCTTATTTCACTTATACTGATGCTGCAGGGAATACTCGCCACAAAGCAGAAAAGCTAGTTGCACTTGGCAATCCAGATACCAATGCAAACGAAACTCAAACTGATGACACAATTGCTGCAGATGTTGCATCAGCAGTAACAATCAACGTTGCATATCCACAGAATGCTACTACAACATCCGGTGGAGCAACATTTACAGTTAATGGTCAAACCACTACAACTGGAACTCCAGGAACTCTTGCTTATCAGTGGCAGGTTCAAACTACAACCGGAACTCGTTGGACAAATCTTACCAACACTGGAATTTACACCGGCTCCACAACTCACACTCTAACTTTAACTGGTGCTACTTCAGCAGTTACTGGTTACAAGTATAGAGTGAAGATCACATCTGCTGGTGGTACTGAAGAAGTTATTTCTAGAACTGCAACTCTAACATTTGGTACCTGATAACATATGAGATTTAATGAATTGAATGATGACAACTTTTTGTTATTTGCAATTAAACATTATGACAACCCAAATGCAATGACAAAAGATGATTTTTTTGAAGACCTAAAACGATTTAAGTATATCAAAAGATTACTCAAACGTTATGATAAAACAGGAATTCTCAAAACTCATCTTTTGTTAAATCATATTATAGTTGTATATAATATTTTTGGTGATGCAGCAACTCCAATTTTATTTTTTAAAATTGAACCGGAATACTGGAAATACTTGAAGTCTTTTGTAATATTTTTGGATAGGCTAGAGCCAAATTCAATTTCACATATAACACCTGATAGTTATTGTTTAGAAGAGCTTAGTAAAATATGAACTATAACGAAGAAGTTGCTGCTAATTGTGTTGGAGATGGATCTGCAGTATCCATTCCTCCAAGTGTAGAGCCACCTGGAATTCCGGCATCAAAAAGAAAGAAAAGAAAAAAAGTGAATGAGCAAAGACTATTTGAAAGTGGTGGTAAAGTAATTGACCAACTAAAGCAAATAGCTTTGGCAGGACAGCAAGGAGTCGTTATGTTTGACAATGGAGAGAAAGCTCAGATTTCTCCTGATGGTGCAAACAAATTAGTTGACTTGTATCGAAACTTAAATGCTAGTAATAGAGTTAAAATGATTAAAACTATTAATTCATCTGCTTCTGGATTTGAAAAAATTTCTACATTTGCATCCAACAGAGGCATTTCTCCAGAACAGTAATTTTAGAGGTAGTATGTTTCAATCTCAAACCACCGAAACTAAGTTAGCATTACTAGAAGAAAAACTTAGCATCTATGAACAAATGATGAAAAAGATTGATGCAGCCATCGAAAAAATTAGTGAAACAAGTCAGACAATTAGTAAAATGTTGGCAATACATGAAGAAAGACTGGAGAACTCAACTAAGTCTGATGAAGTAATTATTCAGATGGTGAATGAGATGAAAAAATCAAATACCGAAGATCATAAAAAAGTTATTGAAAGAGTTTCAGAAGTAGAAAAGACTGTTGGAGATTTATTAAAATTTAGGTGGCAGGTAGCCGCCATCTCAGGGGCAGTTATTTTAGTGGTCGGTCTGGTGGTTCCCCTTGTTGACAACATGCTCGGTATGCCCTATAATGGAGGGACTGAGCAAACCACCAAAAAATGAGTTACATTGACCACAAATACATTAACCTCATTTCAATTAGACTAAGCAAATTTCAAAAGAAGCAAGATAATTTATATAACTTCAGATGCCCTTATTGCGGTGACTCTGCAAAATACAAAAACCGTGCAAGGGGATTTTTCTATCGAAAGAATGCAGATATGGTATTCAAATGCCATAACTGTGGAGTGGGTAGAACTCTCAGTAATTTTTTAAAAGATCTAGATGTAACTCTTCACGATGAATACGTGATGGAGAGATTTAAGTCTGGACTGACTGGTCGTGGAACAAACACTGAAGAACCTAAGTTTGAATTTCAAAAGCCAGTTTTCAAGAAGACTCCACTATCCGAACTCAAAAAAATATCAGAACTAAATAATTCACACCCAGCAAGAGAATATCTTTCCAACAGGCAAATACCAGAAAAATATTTTTCTAAGTTCTATTACGCAGAGGATTTTCATGCTTGGGCCAAAACAGACACAAAACTTAAAGAGTCTAGAATCGTCATCCCCCTCATGTCCAAAAGTGGAAAACTTTTTGGATTCCAGGGGAGGGCTCTTGACAAAACTGCAAAACTACGCTATATTACTACCATCCTGGATGATAAGTACGTTAAATTATTTGGACTTGATTCTTTAGACTTCGATAGAACCATCTATGTTACAGAGGGTCCATTTGACTCTCTTTTTCTGTCTAATGCAATTGCCATGTGTGGATCTGATGTGCATCTAGAAAAGTCTATCTACCGAGACAGAATTTTTGTATTGGATAATGAACCAAGAAATCTTCAGATTGTCCAGAGGTATGACAAGCTTATCACTGCAGGAGAAAAGGTCGTTATTTGGCCAAGCACCATAAAAGAAAAAGATATTAATGATATGGTTATTTCTGGACTCAACCCACAGCAAATAATCAAAGAAAACACATTTCAAGGGTTGGAAGCTAAAGTTAAATTTACTACATGGAAGAAAGTATGAGTAACGGTACTAAAGTAAAAAAACGTAATGGTACTCTGGAATCTTTAGATTTGGACAAGATTCACAATATGGTTGAATGTGCCTGTGGAGGACTTGCTGGAGTAAGTGCATCTCAAGTTGAAATTCAATCTGGACTACAATTTTATGATGGAATTACAACTGATGAAATTCAAGAAATCTTGGTTCGGTCAGCTAGTGACCTCATTAGTCTTGATAATCCAAATTACCAGTATGTTGCTGCTCGTCTTCTTTTGTTCGGCTTATATAAACAAGTCTTTGGAGCTAATTGGAAGAACGGGTTCCCTTCAATAGGTGATCACCTGTACCAAGGTATCATGAATGGTGTATACGATAAAGCCCTATCCGGCAAATACACTGATGAGGAATGGGATAAAATTAATTCCTGGATTGATCACGAAAGAGATTATATTTTTACTTATGCTGGTCTTCGTCAAGTAGTAGACAAATATCTTGTACAGGATAGGAGTTCAAAGAAAATTTATGAAACTCCTCAATACATGTACATGCTAATTTCTGCAACTATTTTTGCAGAATATCCACAATCAACTCGACTAGAATATGTCCGACGATATTACAACGCAATCTCCAAGCACAGAATTAACATTCCAACACCAATTATGGCAGGTGTTAGAACCCCTCTTCGTCAATTTGCTTCTTGCGTGCTTATTGATTCTGACGATTCTCTCAATTCTATCTTCAGCTCTGACATGGCTATTGGCCGTTATGTGGCTCAGCGTGCTGGAATCGGTATTAACGCAGGCAGGATCAGAGGTCTCAATAGCAAAATTCGTGGTGGCGAGGTTGCCCATACTGGAGTTATACCCTTCCTCAAGAAATTTGAAGCGACGGTCAGATGTTGCACTCAAAACGGCATTCGTGGTGGGTCGGCTACAGTTCACTTCCCTATTTGGCACCAAGAAATAGAAGACATCCTAGTATTAAAAAACAATAAGGGAACCGAGGATAACCGAGTTCGTAAGCTAGACTATAGCATTCAGATCTCAAAACTATTCTATGAGAGGTTCATCACAAATGAAGAAATTTCTCTATTCTCTCCACACGACGTTCCTGGTTTGTATGATGCTTTTGGGACTGATTCGTTTGATGACATGTATGTGGGTGCAGAACGAGATCAGTCTATTCCAAGAAAAACTGTAAATGCACAGGAACTGTTTCTGGATCTTCTCAAAGAACGTGCAGAGACTGGTCGTATTTACATCATGAATATTGACCATTGTAATTCACATAGTTCTTTCCTTGACAAAGTGAACATGAGTAATCTCTGCCAAGAGATCACACTTCCAACTGTACCAATCAATCATATTGATGATCCACAAGGTGAGATTGCACTTTGTATTCTCTCTGCAGTTAATGTTGGTAAATTGAATAATCTAAATGAAATGGAAGAACTTTGTGATCTTTCAATTCGTGCTTTGGATGAACTAATTGATTATCAAGATTATCCAGTTGAAGCTGCTAGAGTTTCTACAAAGTCTCGTCGTTCACTTGGAATCGGTTATATTGGGCTTGCACATTATCTGGCCAGACATGGTGTGAAATATGAAGATCGTGAGTCTTGGAAACTAGTTCATGATTTGACTGAATCATTTCAATACCATCTATTGAAAGCTTCTAATAAACTTGCTCAAGAAAAAGGTGCATGTGAATATTTTAATCGTACAAAGTATTCTCAAGGAATTCTTCCCATCGACACCTATAAAACAGATGTAGACGAAATCGTACCTAACGAACTGAACTATGATTGGGAGACTTTACGTTCCGAGATTCAAGCACATGGTCTACGACATAGCACGTTGTCCGCACAAATGCCTTCGGAAAGCAGTTCCGTTGTGTCAAATGAAACCAACGGAATTGAACCACCTAGAGATTACTTGTCCGTTAAAAAATCAAAGAAAGGTCCGCTTAAGCAAATTGTTCCTAGCTATCAAACCCTCAAGAAGAACTATACGCTTCTTTGGGACATGCCTAATAACACTGGTTACATTAATATTGTTGCTGTGATGCAAAAGTTCTTTGATCAGGCAATCAGTGGTAACTGGAGTTACAATCCAGAAAATTATCCAGATAATGAAGTGCCAGCATCAGTAATGGCACAAGATCTACTGACAACATATAAGTATGGCTGGAAGACATCATACTATCAGAATACATATGATAGTAAATCTGATGGTGATACGGAAGAGAAAACGGATGCTCTATCACAACTAGTCTCACAACTAGAGACCGAAGACGACTGCGAAAGCTGCAAAATCTAAAGGAGAATTTACATGCAATTCATCAAAAATACAAACAGTGAAATCAAAGGCATGACCGTATTTAATAGTAATCATGTAGATACCAAAAAGCAACCAATGTTTTTTGGCAAACCACTTGGAGTTCAAAGATATGATAGCTACAAGTATCCTATCTTTGAAAAGCTAACTCAACAACAACTTGGATACTTCTGGAGACCTGAGGAGGTCTCCCTCCAAAAAGATCGTGCAGATTATCAAACTCTTCGTCCTGAGCAAAAGCATATCTTTACTTCCAATCTGAAGTATCAGATCATGCTTGATTCGGTACAGGGTCGTGGTCCTGGTCTTGCATTTATTCCCTACTGTTCACTTCCTGAACTGGAAGCTTGCATGACCATTTGGGAAACTATGGAGATGATTCATAGTCGTTCATATACCTACATCATCAAGAATGTCTATTCTGATGTGACGGAAGTATTTGATACTATTCTAGATGATGAAAAGATTCTAGAACGTGCAACTAGTGTAACTGAAGCATATGATGATCTGATTCAGTGTGCTCATCAATGGGATTCTGGAACTCTTTGGGAACTAGGTGATCATCCAACTGCACAGATTGAACTCAAGGAACTGAAGCGAAAGCTCTATCGTGCAGTTATGAATGTGAACATTCTTGAGGGTATTCGTTTCTATGTTTCATTTGCTTGTAGCTTTGCATTCGGTGAACTAAAACTCATGGAAGGATCTGCAAAGATCATTTCTCTAATTGCTCGTGATGAATCTCAGCATCTTGTGATCACTCAAAACATTATCAAGAACTGGAAGAATGGTGATGATCCTCAGATGTTAGATATTATTGCTGAAGAAGAAAATAATGTTAAGCAGATGTATGTTCGTGCAGTTAATGAAGAGAAAGCATGGGCGGAGTATCTATTCAAGGATGGTTCTATGATTGGCTTGAATGCTAAATTACTTTCTTCATATGTTGAGTATATTGCAAATCGTAGAATGAAAGCAATTGGTATTAAGCCAATGTTTGATATCTCCATGTCAAACAATCCTCTTCCATGGACTGAGCATTGGCTCAATTCCAAGATGATGCAGAATGCTCCACAGGAAACTGAAATTGAGAGCTATGTAATCGGTGGTATTAAACAAGACATGAAGAAAGATACTTTCTCTGGATTTAAACTCTGATTAATACTGGAGTTTTTATAAATAATACTATAAAGTAACATTTATAAAAACTCCAATGACAGAAACTCAAAGACTTTACGAATCATACTTTGCCGTTTATAACGATGAAGTAAGAGAAACATTATCTGAAGAAGTAGAACTTCTTGAGGATATTAATTATCTCTATGATGGTGAGATTGAAGAGATTGTTGAAGAAACAATCGAAGCTATGCTTGAAGAGGGATATGAATTATTAGATATCGAAGAAGCTCTTGATGAGATTTTCTCCGAGGCTACTGTAACTAAAGGTCGTGGTGGATACACTAAACTAAGTACTGATAAGCGTTCTGCACCAGTAACAACTGGTCAAGGTACTGCAATGCGTCAACAAGCTAGAAGGCAAGCTGTTGTATCTGCTGCCCGCCAGCGTCAAGTTCAAGCAGTCAAGGATGCTCCTGGTAAGGCTGTAGCTAGAGCTAGAAAGGCTGTAGATACCGCTGCAGGTGATTATGCTGCTAAGCATGGCCTAGTATCAAGCAAGAAGGGTAAGCCACTCAATAGAACTTCTATTGGTATGAAGCAGGCTGCAAAGGATCCTTCTGTTCGTAGAGGCATTCGCT